CGATTCCCCATGCGTAACCGCTGCTTGACGGTGAATGCCTTGCTCTGCGGGTCTGATCGCATCGTGATTTGATGCGTGATGTCCGCCGCGACTTCGACGCCACGAAAGAATTCCCGACTCCCACGGGTGGCCATCTCGCACCACCGCACGGCGAACGTGACCCAGTTCCCCGCTGTCGTTTCGTCGATCTGTCCCGCCCCGTTGACCGAGGCCGACAGCCGTTGCACCTCGACCCGCTTTGACAGTTTCCCCGCCCTCATGCGTAGTTTCCCCACTTCAGCCGATCAGTGAGGGCCGTGTAAGAGAGTTCGATTTCCTTCGATATTGTTCCCGTCAACACGGCTTCGCGATTCTCGACCCAATGACTGGCCAGCAACAACATCGCCTGCTTCGCGTCGTCTGGCACAGCACTGGCGGCACCGTATCCCGCCTGAATTGTCACAGCGACAGCGTTGAACCGGTCGTAGGTCGTGGGCCATGTCTGGCCAAACGCGGGCCGAATCAAGATCGGCTCCGCGTACAGATCCGTTTCGTAGGTTGCCGATGCCAGAGTCTGAAGGGTGTTGTTTGCGTCGTAATACTGAATCGAAGTGATGCTCTGGATCGGCAGCACCTCCGGGACAATGTACGTCGGCAGGTAGTCGAGATTGAGGACGACGGTCTGCGCGCAGAGTTTTCGCCGCGTGTCTTTCTCGACCATGATACGGGCCGTCTTGATCAGTCCGGCAAGCCGCTCGTCTTCGTGGCCGTGGTCAATCCTCGCGTGCTCTTTCAGTTCGGCCACGCTGACCGGCTCGACCGTCGGTTGGACGCTCACGCGCACAGAAGAGCGAACGCTCTGCATCGACTCCAACGGTCTCGCACGGTCCCACGGCATGGCTTATCGCCCTCTGTTCTGACGACGGACCGCCCGCTCGTAATGCGGGACAGCCGTAGTCTGTTCGATCTGTTCCAACGCGGGCTTGGCAATCCTCCGCCTGATGAGTAGGTTGGCCACCCCATCAGGCGGATCGATTGTCTTACCCGCCCGGAATCCCTTCCAAGTTGTGAGGAGTTCCACGCGCATTAGGTGGGCAGCCTCACGATGTTGCCGAACCCACGCTCGGCCGCAGTGACCGGTGTGTCCGTCGCCCGCGACAGCAACGCGAATGCTGTCGCAAAGGTTCCGGTAGACCCATCACCACACGTGGCGACAAGGTCGAAGTAGCGTTTGCGGCCTCGCAAATCGACCTCGAATTTGAAGCACTTGTTGTCGTCGGTCGCAGTCGGCAGTGCCGCAGTGGTTCCCGCGATGCTGACCGAAGTGCCGTAGACCAGGCCGGTAACATCCGCGAAGCTGCTGTCTGTATCCGACTCCTGAAGCTTCAGGGCAGTCATCGCAATGTCGGTGGCCCCAAGGTACACGAACACTTCCAAGTATTCGTACCCCAACGTGTCGATGCTCGCCGTGGTCAGACTGGCATTGTCGACGATGGCAGCCGGGGGAGTGACCGACACCCACTTGGTATTCTGTGCATGAATCATGAATCAGGCTCCTTACGAACCGGGGGTCTTCAGCATGATCACGGGACCGGCAACGCTCGCCGTACCCTTTTCATGCACATTGATGTCAAAACGCTCGGTGCCACGGATCGCGAGTTGATCGAATTCAAAATATCGCGAACTATCGACGGCGATCGAGATGCCACGCCGTGAACCCATCGAGGCCGCCAGATCGAGATTGCCGAGGTAGGCAATACCGTCCGTTGAAGTCTGGGCCGTGGTCGTGGAATTCATCACCTGCACGATTTCCACCGGGAACCCGAGGAATTGCAGGGGGGCACCGCCAGCGATCTGGGCCACGGTGTTACCGCCAGCCGCCTCCGCCAGCCGCAGCATGGAGTTGGCCCAACCCACCCGGCTGATGTACCACCGCGCGCCGTTGACGGCGAACTGAGGCAGCTTGCCCACCATCGCTTCGAAATCCTCAAGATCGAGGGTTGAAAACGCGGTGTTGCCGGTGATGGCAGTGACTTCGCTGCCGTCGCCCAGGGCGTTCTTCAGGCCGACGATCCCGCCGTAAGTGCTGGTGCCGTCACCGTTGAACAAGCATTCGTCCTCCTTGTCGGCGAACGCGTAGGCGATCTCCTGCGCCAGATCGTCGGCAATCGAAATGACCGAGTCCTCCGACAATTCGCTGGAGTACTTGGTCAAGACCGCCAGCTTGCGGGCCGTCAGACTGACCGTGTCCCAGCCCTTGTCGCTGGCCGTGATCTCGGCATTCTCGGAGACGAAATACGCGGTCACGCCGGATTGTCGCCGGGGGACAATCAAGGTGTCGGACTGCATCGGGCGGATGCGCAGCACCCGACGGGCGACCCCACGCTCTTCCCGCAGATCGATGATTGCGGTCTCCATCTGCTCGGGGACAAGGAAGCCGCCGAGATTGTTGCTCGTGGTCTGCAAAGCTCGGGTCTCGATGCCGTTGTCAGCACACCACTGGGCCGCCCGCTGGTCCCCGCCGAGGATCGCCAGACACCATTGCCCGGCCGCATAGGCTCGGTCCTGCGCATCGGGACCACGGAAGGACCGCAGCGACCCGAACCGCCGCAGAGTCCTAACTTCTGGCTTGGGGGCAGGGGCCACAATCCCAGGGGCAGGGGTGGGAGCACTCCGACGCCCTTCGCTGGCCGCAAGCGCGGCCTTCTCCTGGATCAGCTTGTTGTATCGGGCTTCCTCAGCACCGGCCTTGCCAGCCTCCTCCAGAAGACTCTCATACTTGCGGGTCTCATCGTCAGTGAGGGGCCGACTCTTGCCGCCCTCGCCACCGGTAGCAGCCGCCACCAGCACGCCTTCCGCCTCGGCCAGTTTGGCCGAACGCAATTCGCGGGCCTGATCAGCCAGCTTTTGCAGATCCATAGTGATCGTCTCCGTTTTGGCCGACGACCGCCAGAAAACAATTCAGGCGCGTCCCGTCGGCAAGTGTGAAAAACACCTGCAAACAGTCCACGCCTGCTACAGCACTTATGGATCTGTCTCACGAGCGATGCTGCCATACCATCAGGCTGGGCCACATCGCTCCGCAGAATCAAACTAGTCAAATCGTACAGATTGGCGAACTTGTGTCAATAGGTCTTGAGTCTGGCCAACTGGATTTTTCGCTGGGCCAGATCGAACGGCATTCCCAGCAACGCCTTGGCTTTGGCCAACGAACGCAATGCCATTTCCGTAGCCTGGTAGGCGGGGTACGTCACCGCGCTCACGTCGAACAGGTCGACGTTGTGAAGTTCGCGGATCTGCCGTTCGCCCTCTTGTCGCCAGATGTCCGATTTCGTCGTGAACCCGAAACTCATCTGGTCCATGTCGCCCCTGCGAATCTTCGGCACCAACGCTTGAACGTCGGGGTCTGTTGGATTCAAGTCCGCTTCCATCCTCAGCCCGCGTTGATCCTCCGCGAGTCGCAAGGTGCCGGACTTGGTACGGGCCAGCGGTGTCCCCTCGTGGTTGACCAACAGTCGCACATCGGCACCGCTCGCCAGCGTCCGCGTAAACGCCCCGGGCCGAATGATCTCAACGAATCCGCCGAGGTCTTGGGACAAGCTGTTGAAGACTGCCGCGTAACCCCGCAGCGTGATCTTCCCATCAGCCTCTGACCGAAGTTCGATCTCCGCACACGCTCTGTACTCTCGGTCGCTCATCGCACCACCTCCCGGGCAAATTCGGTCGCCCTCCGTGCATCCCATCGGGACACAACCGATTCAACGCTCTCCGCCAGCCGATCCGCCGACACCTCGCACGCCGTCAATAGGGCCTGTCGGGACTGCTCGACGTGACGGGCCACAATGTCCGCCGCATCCGCCTTGATTCCTGAATGAATCACATAGGCTTCGACAGTGGGGCGAATTGCTTGTTCAAGGGGCTGCGAGAAATCGCGGTAAAAATCGTCCAGCCACGTCAAAAACTCCTTGGGCTTTCCTGCTGCTCTAATTGCTGCTTGTCGCTCCTTGCCAAGCATTCTAGCCAGATCTTTTTCGAGAATCGCCCGCAATGCTCCGCGAAGTTGATCGTCTACCGGAACAGACTCAGGTTGGGCAATATTAGTTTGTCCGACGCTCGGGGTCGGGGTCGCCTGCATGGCCGTGGTGAGTGGGACCATGTTGCCATTGATCAGATAGGCATCGCCGTCTTCGGTGGGAATCGGATTCATTCCTTCGCGGTCCCTGATTTCGTTTGCGCTCATCCAGCCGTTCTGTCTGGCCACAGCGTAGGCATCATACCGGCTCTTTAGGTCCGCCAGCGATAGATCATCAAGGTCAAGCTCAGTGAAGTAGGTGGGTTTCTCGCTCGCGGAGAACAGCTTCCTATGCGCCTCCTGCTGCATGGCCACGGCAAGGGGGCGGATCGTGTAGGTCTTGTACTCGATGCTCTGGTGTTCGATGTTGCCAAAAGTCGCCCGGCTCAGATCCCGCAGAAGGTGGGGCGGAATGTTGAACCAGCGGGCCACCTCCGCGATCTGGAATTGGCGTTGTTCCAAAAGCTGGGCGTCCACCGCGCTCATCTGCATGGCCTGGAACTCCATGCCTTCCTGAAGAACGGCGATCCTCCCTGCCTTGTCGGCCCCCCGGTGCATCGCGTCCCACTCGTCGCGGATGTTCCGCCTCGCGTCGGTCGTCAACTTTCCGGGGTGCTTGAGAATGCCACCTGGTCTCGCTCCGTTGGCAAAGCTGCTGCCGCTGTACTGCTCCATGCCGAGGGTGAGACCGAAAGAATCCCGGGCTCGCTGGACCAGCCCCTTGCCGACGATCCCATCAGCCGCCATCAGGGGGACGTGATACACATCGACCGGATCGAGGCGGACGGGATTCAACCCGTGATCGTCGGTCACCTCGTAGTAGATGCGTTTCGTGCTGTCGCGTTTCATGGCCACGCGGGCCGGGTGAATCCACCAGAGATAGACGGGTCGCCCGCCCCGGTTGCGTTCGATCTCGGCGATCATGTTCCCGTGCAAGTAGAAACTCGTCATCATAGCAATTCGCCACGAGAACGCCGTCATCTCACTGTTAGGCTCTTGGTCCAACAGCAGCCGCAACGGGTGGTCGTACCGCTCGATGTTCGCCTCGTCCTGCCGCTCGTAAACCTCCCATTCAAGCTGGGCGATGGTCTCGGCAATCACGCGAACCGCAGCATAGACGGCTGAGACGGTCATCGCCGAAGTCTCGGTAATCGCCACACCGCTTGAGCTACGCGGCATCAATGCGTCGGCCACCTGCTGCGACATGCCCCGGGCCTCCGGCGCGATCCAATTCGCCAGACCACGCCGAATCCCTGCAATGATGCTCACAGTGACAGACTCCCTTTCGTGTCGTAGACGCTGCCCACTTCATCCGCCACCATCGCGGTCCCCATCGCCATGATGGTTGCCACGATGCCGTCAATCTTGTCCGCAGACCGCGACTTGCTAGGCCGGATATTATCGCTCTTGTCCCGCTCCGCCGCTACGTTTCCCGCCATCCATCGCAACACAGGGTCGCCGTCGTGGTGTAATGTCTGGTTCGCAATCCTCCGCTCGAACTCCTTCGAGGGGGCCGCGAATGATCCGATGGTCTGGCGGAATTCCTTCAACCGCTCAGCAGGGAATCCCGCCGCCGCCAACTGCTGGGCCATCGCCCGGGCCGGTCCCCAGGGGTCGTAGGCCAGACATTGCAGGTCGAACTGCTCCGCCACCTCGCACAGTTCCGCACAGATCACCCCGTAGTCTGCCACGTTTCCGTCGGTCTGCGTGATCAGCCCTTGAGACGCCCACCGCTTGGCCTGTGCGCGGTCCTGCTTCCCTCGAATGTCAGCGACTTCTTCGGGCATCCAGTACCGACACTTCACGAAGTATTCGCCGTCGCGCTTGAACACCATCGACAGGGCGTTGATGTCGCGAGTCGATGCAAGGTCCAGCCCACACCATACCGGCTCACCCGAGAACTCGCTGATGTCGAAGTCTGTCCGGCACTGGTCCCAGTGGTGCATCTGAATCCAGCGGACTGCCTGCTCGGTCCATTGATTGAGGTACAAGTTTCGAAATGTGTTCTCTGCTGCTGGGTTGTTTTTGGCTGCTTCACATTCCTCTTTCAGAAAATCCAACGACACAGACGCGCCTAGATTTGGATTGGCTCTCCTCCATGTGTCTTCATTAGTCCAATCGTCTGCAATGTCCGCACCGAAAATACAGCCGTAGAAAGTCGGGTCGCCGTCCGGCTTTTCAATCGCCGCCTTTGCCCGTTGGTGCATCTCCCAACAGATCGAAGACCGGTCGTGTCCTGCCGTTGTAATCGCCACCACCAGAGGATTGGCCCGGGCTCCGCGCCCCGACAACATCGCGTCCCACAAATCGCGGTTCGGCTGTGTGTGTAGTTCATCGAATATGATGCCATGCGGTGACCGTCCATGTGCTGTGTATGCCTCAGCCGATGCCGCTTCGTACCATCCACCCGAAGACCTTGCATGGATCTTGTACTGCCTCCGCTCCGTCTTGTCGGCCAATAGCGGGCTTCCTAGTTCAATCATTCTTCGGGCCATTCCATAAACGATAGATGCCTGCGCCCGATCCCCAGCACATGAGTAGACTTGGGGACGTTTCTCTCCATCGCACAATAGCAGATACAACGCCAACCCTGCCGCAAATGTGCTTTTGCCGTTCTTTCGCGGGATTTCAATATAGGCAATGCGGTATCGACGTGTGCCATCTTCCCGAACCCAGCCGAACAGGTCGCGGACGATCTTCCGCTGCCACGGCTGAAGAATGAAAGCCTGACCGGCCCATACTCCCTCGATGTGGCGCAATTCGCCTTCGAAGAATCGGACTGCACGATCAGCTTTCTTTTCATCGAAGAAGTAGGCCATCAGTCGTAGAGGTCTGCGTTTACCTGGACGTTGACCTGCGTTGTAGGTTGCGCCGGCTTGTTCTGGGCCATCATTGCCACGAGCACTTTGGCCGCATTGACACGCGCCCGATCATCCTCCGATGTAATGACCAGCCGGATCATCTCATCTGGGATTCGCTTGAGTGCCTCGGGACGGATCTCCCATCCATTATGCAATGCTTGTTGAATCAGCCGCAGATCCTTCCCAGGTGTTCGAGGGTCGATCTGTGCCACAGTGGGAACAGGCGGGGAAACTGGTTTCGCACCGCC